ATGTGACTGAGGTCGAGCAGGTCATGGCGTCTTATTGATGCGGGAAGTGGAAGGGGGTCAGACCGAGATGGACTGGGTCGGGTTTGTGCCGGTGCCATCCCACTTGGTCGAGCCTGTATAGGCACCTTCCCAGTCTTGTTGCTCGGTTTCATTGTTTGGGGTAGTGAACCAAGTTGGGTCGGTGTCAGAGGTTTTGATTTCGTACGTCCCTCCGTTAAAGATATTGTAGGGGATTGTAATCGGGCCGGCTAGGTGCTGGGTGACTACCCACTTAATGTTGATGCTGTCCCAAGCAATAGTCGCAATCCTTAGGCGCTGGCAGTTGTAGTTCTTCAGCTTGTAAGGCATCGGAGTAAAGGTCTCCGTATCAATCGTGTCTGCGTGCGTTACCCAAAAGTCTGTGTTTAAGTCTGGGTCTGTCGGGTCGCTGTTGCTCGGGATGCTTAACAAGGACACCCGCGAGATTTGAAAGAACTCCTGATAGTCGCACGCAGCCTCAAACTCAAATGGGGTTGTTTTGACGTATGCATCCCCATCGACTTCCATCAAGGCCGCGTAAGGGACGCCAGCCGAGAGCGTACCGCTTGCGATGTTGTAGTGGTTAAGGATGACGCTAAAGACATACTGCTTGGTCGTGGCCGGGGCTACTGGCGGGACAAGAGTGAACGTCGCCCCATCGTCAATGAGGTCTGTATTAGGCTCGGTTGCTGCCGTCTTTGAGCCAGTCGGATAGACCGCCATATTGATTAGGTTATACTCGCGCAGGCAAGAACTTACTGGGTCATCACTTGTATTAGCCGTGCGACAGATGACCCGCATCTTTGAGAACAGGAACTTATTGTTAGTATCGACGATAACATCCCCGTCCCCGTCTGGGGTTTTGTCGGGCGGGGTGTTTACCATGTTCGACCACACCGGGTCTATGTCTAACGTGATACCGTGGTTAGACGACTTAAAGTTAAACCCTACTCCTGGTTGGATGCTCATGGGCCGACAGCGATATTACTATAGACTCGGGCAGACCATCCCGTCTTTGAGTAACGAATTTCATAATTGATTTTGTAGAGGGAGCCAAACTCTTCAACGTTAACTTGAGACAGGAGGTTGACGTGGCCTACGCCAACTACAGTTCCAGTTGGAGCCCACGCTGGTAGCAGGGGGAAAACGCCCCACGTTGCCGTCGATGATGCTGAATTAAGAAGAGCCAGCATTGACTGAACGTTACCAATCACTGAACTATACATAACGCCAGAATAGGTCGTCGTCGTGGCAAGGTAGTTGGTCTTACCGTAAAGGCTAGGAGTTGCAGGGTCAACAAAGCCAATGAAACGCCCGCCGTTCTGAGACTCAAAGCAAGCGCCGTTAGCACCGATATAGGACTGCTGTGGTTTTGTTGGCGTGGTCTTAGAGTTAACGATTGGACCAAGCGGGCTGAGGGCGTAAGGCCCTGGCCCTGCAAGTGTGCCCGTAAAGCCAGCCGCTGCGGGATTTGTAAAGAAGTTAGGGTGCGAGGTAAGGGGCTCGCTGGTCAGGCCGTTAGCACCAGAGATGTTCGGCGTAGTAAAGGTTGCTCCTGGTCCTTCGCCAGACCCCGGGTCGATACCGACGTAGTCCACCGTGATCGTGCAAACGTCTAGTGAGTCCCAGCTGATGCGCCACTTGTCGAGTTTAAGGTAGGTATAAGCAGGGTCTGGGTGGGGGGTCCCCTTGACTAGGAACGTGTCGATTTCTGTAGTCGTGTCGCCCTTGTAGACGCTGACAGAAGTGTTAAGGCCGAAGCCGTCAGCGACGACTGTCCAGCCGGATTGGAGAACGGGATTAACAAGGTCGTTTCCGACAATTACGATAGCCATTGGTTTAGATTATTTGCCGCCCTGGAGCATAGAGGCTCGGGATGGGATTGGGGATTTAGTGAAGTCTACAGGGACGCCGCCACCGCTTCCGCGGCTGATGTTTTCAAGGAGTGCGGTCTGCTTGCGGGACTCTTCGAGTTGCATGGTCATAGCCTCGATGACAGGGTTAGCGCCGACGCCGACAACGTTGCCGAAGCCTTCGGGGGTTTTAAATGAGGTCGGGCCGGTGGGGGCTGGAGGGTTTTTCTTAGCCTCTTCAGCAGCGTCTTTAGCAATCATGGCCTGCACTATTTCTTGAGTGTTTTTATCCTTAGCCAAATCACTACGCACCATGTTTGGGTAATAACCTAGAGTAATATCGTTTTTTAATTTATTGTTTTCCTGTTCCATTAAATCGTTAAACGCATTCTTTTCTCCAGGATACTCGTCAATCTTGTCCTGCACTAATTTCTTACCTCTTGGGTCTTTAAGTAAGAAGTCGCTGGTTACTTCCTCGCGGGTCAATTTAGCCTCTTCTTTTGTTTCCTTAGACTTCTTTTCGTTGGCTCGCCTTTTTTCATAGTATCTGTCCTCGGCTGACATCAACTCGTTAGTTTCGTTAATGGCTGCTTGATGTGCGTCTTCTCGCTTCTTCTGGTTGTCAGCAATCATCTTGCCAATCAAAGCCAGCACGGTTGACAAGATAGCCATGGGCCCAAGGAAAGACAGAAAGATGTCCTTGAAGGATGTGCCAAACTTTTTGCCAATGTCTTCAACCTGTTTGCCAAAGCCAGTCGTGGCGGCCTTGGCCTTGTCCATAGCCTGGGGAACGTCCGAGGTCGTCTTGATGTTTACTTCTAGGGATTGGGCCATGTTAGTCGGTCTTCTCCTTTGCCGAAGTGGAAGCAGCCATAGCCCGATGGGCCTCCATAAAGGCCTCTTCCTCTGGGGTCATAATCTTGACCTCGGCTCCCTTGCGAATGGCTAGTGCTGAGTTAAGCCAGATGGCCTGACACTCCGGCATCTCCCAAGCCCGCTGCTCTGGGATGCCCGACGCGATCAGGTTGGCGACGATAGCCAGAGGCCAAGGGACTCCCGTAGTCTCACCGCTCTTAGACTTATCCTGCTCCCAGAACTTCGGCCAGTCGTGGATAAGGATATAGCCGGCAAAGGCGTTGAGCAGAGCCTCAAACTTCTTGGGATGGTTGTTAAGGTACGAGATGCGGGCCTTGTCGATTAGGCCGACCTCCCCAAGCCTTTCCTCGGCGCACACCTTACAGGCAAAGATAAGGTCGGCGGGAGTTATGCCGAGGTCGCCCGTGATCAGCGGGGAGTTAAACGCCATTAGTCGCACGCGGTACTTGAGGCACCACGGATAAAGCGAACGGCCCAGCAACTTAAAGGGAGCCGGGTCGATGTAGGCGTTCAGGAAGCGAGGGTCCACGCCGTGACTGTGCCCCTACTTGGGGCTGGGTCAATTAAGGAGGAGGAGAAGGAGAAGGGTCAACGCCTTCGTAACTAACGGCCGTAATTGAAACAGAGGTAAAATCCTTGTTAGTGCCCTTCTGGGTAATAGCCGTAATATTGCCTTCAAATTGTTCAGCCGCAGTCCCTGCTGGGTAGGCGGTATCGACGTTAAGCGTAAAAGAAAGAATGGCTCCGAGGACAGGCATACCTGTCGTGATGCAGATGCCGTCAACGGTCAGCTCGGTCTTTCGGTCGTCATAGCGGGCCGTTACAGTCAGGCCAGCCTCGTCAGCCACTAAGCCAGATAGGTTAAAAGTGGAGTTGACCGAATAGGACTGCACGAAAAGTTCTCCAATGGAGGTATCTTCAATGCCAAACTTGCAGGAAGTTCCGGTCGAGACAGCGGCGCACATGGTTACTTTTGCAGTTAGTGGAAACCTTACGGGGCGAGACAGGTCATGACCGAGAAGGCAAAAGAGGTCGCCCAGCTGCGTTCGTCAATCCCCTCGTCCTCGGAAACGATGCCCACGTCGTAGCAAGTCGCGTCCCCGCCCGAGACAAAGGCGGCCTTAATACTGACTAGGTCACGCATATTACCGACCAGGGCGGCACACCGGGTGCGGTGATCGGCTAGGGTCGTGTCGTCGGCGTTAGAGAACAGGGTGATGCGGACTGAGCAGTCGTAGTTGCCTTCGCCGTCAGGGAGGCTGGCAGGGGGTCGGGCAGAGTCGCAAAGGACGACGGCCTTGGGCAGGGTCTGGGTCGCGGCGTTGTCTCCCGTGAGGAAGGACACCGTGGTCAGCCCAGTCTGGGTCGAGAGGTAGGTCGCGAGCGTAGACTCGACGATGTGACGGATGGAGGCGGGCATAGGTTATTTGCGGTTAAACTTGGCGGTGTCCGCGTCGATAAGGCGCTGGACCTTGGCGGGCATTTGCTTGATGCGGTTGGCGTAGACAAGACCGAGGACGCCCGCTTGGTCGGCGATGCCAAAGATGTTGCCAGAGAGGTTGCGGATAGTCACGTCGGCCGACTTGTCAGAGAATTTAGTGACGCTCTGCCCGGCAACGGTACTGTGCTTAGTAATCCACCCAGCGCCACGGAGGGCTGAGCCCGCGTTCTTCTCGACACCGTTAATGACCGGGCGGGGGAGCGACATCAGGGCTTTATACCAGCCCGACTTGATGGCACCGACGCTGTCTTGGCGTTGGGCTATGTAGGTGTCTAGGTCGGCCTTACGCTCGACGACCCGCTTGTCATAGGAGCGGATGCCGCTCACGTTGCGACCGTTCTTCCAGAGTCGCCCGTTGTTGCGCTGATAGACAGGACGAAAGACTCCGTCGATGGCAGCCGTGCCGTCAAGGTAACCACCGCTAATGTCGTTGGCAGCTACTCGGGTACCAATGCGGTTAAAGTAGTTCTTAGCCCTTTTAAAGCCTTGGTCGGTCCCGAAGCCCTTGTACTGGGGCGAGAGCATACGGGCCACAAAGGAGTTCGCGGCGATGATAGAGGACTGGGTCGAGGCCACCTTCCAGAACAGTCCCTGGTTATTGTTGAGGGCTAAGGAGCCGAGGCGTTTAATGACGCGGGTCGCTTGTGTGCCGGCACCGCCACCTGTTAGCGGTACGACCACCTTGTTTACGTCTCGGTCGATGGCTTTCTCCCCGGCCTTCTTAGCGGCGTTGGATAGGCCGTTGCCTCCGCCCTTGGTCAGCGGAGGGGTGAAGGTCGCGGCGTCCTGACAGGCTAAGGCCGCTTGCTCGAGCGTCGCGTCTCGTAGGGTTTGCTTGGAGGCCTGAGCGAACCTGTTGATGGCCGCCTCAAAGGCCGCTAGGCTTGCCGGCTGTAGAGTGACCTTGACCACGGCGCTTACTGGTTGTCGTCGATGACGAGGAGCGTGATCCAAGCCGACGCGGGCTTATAGGTCTGGGTCGTGATGCGGACGGTCTTACCGCCAGCGACGATTTTCTTCCCTTGGGCTAGGGAGGCGATGGGGACACCAGCCGAGAGTAGGGCCGCCGATGACCCATTAGACCCGTCTGGCAGGCTCCAGGAGGCCGTTACAGCGGGCACCCTAACCGTGTACTGGGTCTTCTCCACATACCCCCCTGCCTCGAGGACGGTCTGGACGGCAGGGTCGGAGATGAGGCATTGGAAGGTAATAGCCCCAGAGTTGGCAGAACCAGCCACGCCGAAGTCGGCAATCATCTCCTTAGCGTCGTCCAAGAACTCGGTCCCGTATAGGCTCATACTGTTGCGACAGTTGGCAATAGGGTAAAACAAAAGACCCCCAAGCGGTTAGGCAAGGGGGTCTCGTTTAGGCGGCTTGAGCCGCGTCGCTTACGCGCTCAGGAGGCGACGGAGGCTGGTGGCCCGACCGACAGCCGTACCGAAGAGCAAGGTCGCGGTGACGTTGAGGTAACCAGACTGCTCCTGGATGATCATGACCTGGACCGAGAGACCCGTTGCTGGGTCGGTGGCCTGAGACACATCAGCACCCGGGATTTCATTGAAGGGGAGGGCAGTCGCGCAAGCGATAGCGTCGGCACCGCACAAAAATCCAGAAAGGTTCTCGGAGTTGCCCGAGAGGTTCGAGAACTGGTAGACCTGAGCGCCGGCAATCGTACCGAGGGAGCCAGTCGAGATGACGTTAGCACCGAGCTGGAAGGCAGCGATGATAGAGGCATCCGAGCGGAGGTCGGAGATGTAGGTGTTGTTAAGGACGAGGGCACGCTTGTCTGGGGCCTTGGCGTCGTCGAGGGTCTTCTGAGCGGCGACCACTTCAGCGTAACCGAGAGCAACGCCAGTGACGGTGTTGGAGCTGTAGTTAGCGGCGGTGACGAGGCTGTTGATTTCCGTCATGCACTTCTGGGAGAGGGCGATAGCAGCCGTCTCGACGAAGTTGTTGGCGAAGAAGGCCACGCCGTACTCGCGGATGTCCAGGGGCGCGAAGCGGCTGGAAACCTTGAAGTGTTTTAAGGTTACGCTGGTCGAGGTGACACTGGCGTCGTCTTGGGTGAGGTAGCCACCAGTCGAAAATTCAGTAGCGGTCGACGTGCCGATCAGGGGAACCTGAATGGTCTTGCCGGCGCCAGCGATAGCGGAGGTGAAAACGGTGGAGAAACCCGAGAGCATCGGGAGTTTGTTAGCGAGGGCCTTGATGACGCCCTGGGCGAGAACTGCTGGAGCAGCTGCGATGGAATTTGCCATAGTAGTATATTAGGAGATTAGGGTGAGAGAAAATTAGACCTTGATGCCCGCGTAAATCGCTTGGGCGTTCTTCGCGAAGAAGTCGGCCTTAGCGGCTGGGTCGGTCAGGCTGTTAAAGACAGCGAGAGCGTCCACCTTGGCGGCGACGTTGTCGGAGCCGGGGATGATGGCGGTCGGTTCGACGCCCACGGAGGCGGCAATCTTAGCGGCTTCCTTGGAGGCCGAGACCTTTGTGCTTTCGAGTTCCGCGATCTTAGCGGCGAAGGCGTCACGCTCGGCGACAGCCTTTTCGAGGGAGACACCGAGAGCAGAGAGGGAGGCTTCCTTAGTGACGAGGTCGGCCTTGATGGCAGAGAGTTCGTCCACGGCGCCTACGGTCAATTTCTCAACGGTCGCACGGAGGTCGTCGCGTTCGGCAGTTAATGCCTGGGCGAGAAGGTCGGCGGTCGAGAGTTGGTCTTCGATAGTCATCTTGTAATTGCGGATAGTGGAAACGAGACGGGCTTACTTCTTCTTGGCAGGAACGGCAGGGGCAGGGGCGATGCTGTTCTCTGCCCACATCGAGACCGCTTCATTGAAAGAGTCCGCTAGGCCAGTCACGAGACCGCGCTGGGCGGCCTGCTTGCCAGAGAAGACTTGGCCTTCCATGTCCTCGGCCTTAACCATCTTACGCGTCTTAAGCACGGCGGCCTTGAAGTCGGCGTGGATTTCGTCGACCCCTTCCTGAAGGTGGGCCTGATGGGCGTCGGTCACTTCGGCACCGGGTACGCCGATGGCCTTATGCTGACCAGCCTTGATGACGATCATCTTAATCCCTTCGGCCTTGGCGGCTTCAGAGTAGTCAGCGACGACCATGTAGACGCCCACGGAACCGATGGTGCTAGACGGGGAAGCGACGACCTTATCAGCTGCGGCGGCAACCCAGTAGGCGGCGCTTGCCATCTCGGTGTCGGTGTAGGACATCGTCGGCTTGGCAATGTTGCGGACCTTGTTGGCGAGTTCCTCGACGCCCGTCACCGTCCCGCCAGGGGATGAGACTTGGAAGGCGATGCGGGTCACTTGCGGGTTCATCGAGTACTCGTCGATGGTGTCGGCGATGTCAGAGACATCCACGGCCCCAGTCATCTTCTCGAGGGGCGAGAGGCTTTTGCCAATCACGCCGGCAATCGGGATGACGCCCGTGCCGTCCTCGGCGATGTATGCCTTCGGGACTTCGCCAAAGAGCTGGGCCAGCATATCCGTAAAGCCGAACTTCTCCGCAAGCACGCGGTGATCGTTGGCCTTGGCAGGGTCGATGAGGAGGGCTTCGCGACCGTTCAGGCCGTTGAGTAAGAAACGCATTTTAGGAAGAGGTCTCGGTTTCAGCGCTAGGCTGAGGGGTGGATGAGGTTTGCTCGACAGTACCAGGAGCGGTATTGATTAGCAGATTGGACAGGGTCTCGAAGGGGACGCCGTAGGTCTTGGAAAGGTCCAAGAGATAGCGGACGTTCTGGGCTTTGATTTCAGCCTCCTCCTCAAAGTTCATCCCGCGCTGGTTGTAGATTTCAGCGAAGGATAGGAGCCCGATGCGGAGGTCTTCGCGGTCGTTAGCCGAGTCGCGTCCACCGTCCACCGTGACAGACTTCGGGGTCGTCCAAGAGACTTCAGCCCAAGACTCATCGTCGGGGAGTTCGCCGTTCGCGATGGCTTGACCGATGACGTAGCCCCAAGTCGGCTGACAGAGGGTCGTGATAATGACCGACTGATACTTGCCGAAGACTCGTCCGGCCTTGGCGGTCACGAGACGGACGGAAGCCCCGCCAATCTTGGAAGGGTCGGAGACAAACTCGTAAGGGAGGACACGGACAATGTCCCGCTCGAGTTCCTGTAGGAAGCCGATAGCCTGACTGCCGCGGTTGGAGGCGAGCAGCTGGAGGTCTTCACCGGGCTCGAGGGCAAGGATTTTACCGCCCATCGAAGCGTACTGCTGGCCCTGCGTGAGAGGGGTGGACTGACCGAGTTCGGCACCCATGTCGGTCGGCATAAATCCGCCAGTCTTTTTCAGGACGCGGGTGACGTCGCCGTGGTCCTTCATGGCGAGGATTTCAAGGAGACGCACGTCCATATCGTCCTGCACTGAGTTGACGGCGCTCTGGAGGATAGGGATACCACGGGCACCGCTGGCCCACTCCTGGTCGACGACGTGCATCACCGCGTTAGAGATAACGTAGCGGGCAGAGCCGTCAGAGCGATAGATGGAGAAGCCAGCGAGTTCGCCGTAAGGGCCGAACTGAACGCCGTCATGCATGCCTGGCGGGCATACGTCTGGGGACAATGGGTCACCGACTCGGTGCGACTCCATGATCTGCAGCTTGGGCACGTCGAAACCGTTGCGGGTCTTTACGGCAAAGGAGTCGCCGTCACGGAGCATACCGCGGAGGAGGATGTTCTGGACTTGGTTAAACGAAAAGCGGCCGGTGATGTCGCACTTCTTAGCCCACTCATTAAAGTAATCGTTATAGGCTTCGCGAGCCTCGGGCGTCGACGCGTGGGACTGGTGCTTGATGCCGTCGCCCACGGTGTAGAGCGTAAGGTCGTTCAGGATTTGATTGAACAGCCCCGAGTTGCGTTCAGCCCAGCGACACTTACGGACCATCGACAGGCGGTCGAAAGGGGAGAGGTCGCGGCGTAGGTCACGCGGTTGAGCGCCGTACTGCCCCAAGCGGAGGCGAGTCAGCCCCGTGCTTTGCCAGCCACCAGCGGAGGCCTCGGGCTTCGGGGTTCCCTTGCGGGCCTTGATGGGTAGACGCTTTTTGACTGCCATAAATTAGTTACGGATTGGGCCTTT